TGGTCTACCCGTCCGCTTCCTGCCCATAACATTATTCACCAACCTCTCGAATATAAACGACATCACCATCTTCATCAAGACCCAATATACTTGCAACATGACGAGAACATATAAACAACGGCTTGTCATTTCTTGTAAATATGGCTAACGAAGACAATAATTCAATAGTATTATACATCATATGTCTTGCCTCATCAGGCATCATAACCGTAAGATTACATAATGCCGTTTTACCATTAAACCGATCAGGCTTAATATCAATCTTTTTACAGTCAATTGGCCAGCTAGGATTCCAGCAAATAACATCACAATCTGTAAGATTAAGGTCTCGCATGGTTTGTCCCAAATATTCAATAACGATTATTGGATATCTACCATTTATAGATATATGTGGTTTACTCATAAAATATCACTCCTCAATCTTGAGTACAACACACCCAGCTCCAGGACACCAATTATCGCATACATGACGACCATGATTTCCTATTATCGGACGCACTGGATTATAATTGCAAATTTTATTTATTGTTTGCGAACCACGTATAACCTCAAATTCAACATAAGCGCAGTTCTCGCAGCATTTACGGTTTATTCTAATGTTTGTTCCGGCTATTTTAGCCATTTCCTTTTTGGTAGGATTCCTCCAGTAAGTCTGTTTTCTATTAGAAATATAACTAGCTATTAATCCTACACCAACAGCTATTGGAAAAAATGTAAGAACAATTCGCTCTGTCCTATTTAATACGATACATAAAATAAATAGAACCAAACCAACGACTATGTCAACAATACCCATTATTAAATGATGACGCATCTCACCGCCCCCTACTGCACTTATTAGCAAGCCACTGAGTTTTGTGTTTACCACGCTTGTTATTTATACCTCCGAATTTAGCATCAAATAAAGATACAGATCTCATGATTTTGTGTTCATCTTTCTGCATTCGTTCAAGTCTTCTTCTTTGTCTTCTCTGTTCCCTGTTTTCCATTATTAGCCTCCTCATTCATAAGCCATTTATAAAATTCCTCGCCACAGTTAGGACAGAAGTCTATTGGACCAACCCAACTGCCATCTTTGGCTTTAAGATCTATCTTACCGAAGTCCATTTTATTACATCCAAGCCTCAAAGAGAGTATAAAAGCGATTCCGTTTACTTTTTCTTTAGATATTTTAGGAATATCTTTTTTGAAAGTATCGGATTCGTCATAATAAGACCCGCATCTATCACATTTCTTACAGTCAGCCATCACTTTTTCCTCCTAGCAATAGTATTATTTACGGCTTTAACAAGACCCTTCTCAACAAAGCCTCTTATGTTTATTTCCTCCCACACTTTTTTACGCCTAAACCATGGTGTCTTACTTAACTTTGTATTTATAGCCACAATATGAATTGCCTGTGTAGAAGTCAAACAATCCACCGGCACTTCGTTACACCACTTTATGAATTCTTTATATGTCATAGTACAGCCATTACGCTGCTCTCCGCTCGTATGTATTTTGTTTTTCATAAGTTATAAGCCTCCTATTATAGAATGCGCGTTCGTTAAAGTCCTTCTTTCCTCTTAAGCATCTATTAATATTTCGGTCAATAGAAGCATCACTCTCGAAAATATAATAGATCATCTCAGTAAACGATGTATTACGCCTGTCAATACGCCCTTTTGCTTGGCACATTTGTTTATATGAATATGACTGACTGTAGAAGAATATAACATTAGTATCAATGCAATTCCAGCCCTCGCAGCCAGCAGCATACTGAACTAAATATACCCATTCTTCAGTCTTTGGTGCATCTTGATGCTTTTGACCATTCCATTCAGCATATGGTATTTTATACATTTCACACCATTCGCGCAAAATGTCAAGTTCATATGAATAGTTGTAGAATATAATGACCCGCTTGAGTTTCAAAGACCTATAAGTCCTATCAACATTAGTGATTCTACTCTTATCACTATTTACTATTTTATGAAGCAAAGAACAATACTGACTTATATTCTGGACTGGCCAATCTTCGAAAGGATCCCACCTGTCTTTTTCAACCCTAGAATATAATTCCTTATCGTATCCACACTTAACTCTTATTTCGACAGGTATTGTACTACGTTTGAAATCCATTTTGACTAAAATATCATTACGAATTTCTTCAAGCCTCCGCTCATTTACATACCTTTCAACAAGAGGGAAGTTTACAAATCGGTTATAAACCACATGTCTGCAGATGAAGTCTGACTTATTCTTAAAATATCCATTTGCAATCATGACTGGCATATACTCCATCCATGTGTCACCAGGAGTCGCTGTTAGTAATATCCATTTATTACACTTAGAAATTTTAAGGAAAGACTTTGTCCATGTGCCATAACCAACTAGTCTCTGTTCATCAAATAGAAAATATGAATTTTTCACGTTAATATACTTCTTAATATTATTCCATGAATCTATTTTGAGATTAAAAGGTAATTCGTCTATAAAGCATGAATAATACTTCGAAATATCGCTTTCCCATTCTTTACTATCTCGCTTTTTTGCTGTTGTGATAATATAAAGATCAGGCTTTGGTTTCATACCTAATGAGTCTTTATCATACCAAGCTATACCAGTAAGGCTCTTGCCTGATCCGACCCCACCGTATAAGATGGAGCCGGATTTCAGACGTGAGAGAGCTTCTTTCTGGTCGTCAAATAACTCAATCATCAGAGTTATCTATTGCCTCCTCAAGAGCATCGTCCTGATCAAATATAACATCACCGATCTCATTGTCGAAGTCTTCGAGAGCAAGTCTGTAATGATCCGGATTTGACCATACCTGCAGTCTTGCAAGAGCGGCCTTAAGAGACCATTCCCCTGTAAACTTATTCTTAGACCACCAAGGTCTTACGATGATATTTACAGCCGTAAAGACGACATCATCAAGCTGGTAAACATCTTCCTCGCCAAGGTGCACTCCGTGAGGCTGTCCTCCGTCTTCAGCATTTATAATGAGATCAACCTCCGGAGGCTCGTTGTAGTTGTAGTTGAGGTCTACGTTTATGTAATACTCTGTAGGCTTATCAGAATCGGTGTATTCACGAGTCTTGACCTTCCAACCCTCATCGATGAGAGCCTGAACATCTATGATCTCAGGATCAAGGAAGAGAGCGAACTGTCTCTTACCATACTGATTTCTGTCTGTCACTCTACCAGAGAAGTTCTTCCATCTGATGTCTCCAGGATTGAGTCCCTTAATGATGATTGGCTGTACTTTATTCATTTTACATTTCTCCTTTAAATATAAATAGATTTATTAGAACGGAACACCGTCTCGACTAACGAAGACTTCAAATGATCCGTACTGGTTAATTGTTTCAATAGCCTTTCTGGCTAATTCTTCATGATAGCTCTTGTCAAGAATATCCCACTTATCCTCTCTTTGAACAAGTGTACTTGCCTCAAGCCATAGTGTATCCTTGGTACCTGTTACAGCACCAAACTTACCCGTTTTACTGTTTTTAGCTACGAGTTCTGCTCCATAGCCCTTCTTTACAGGCGCAAAGCATCCAACTCGTCCAACGAAATGATAATCATGACCAGCAGCGATTCTCTCATCGAGTTCTTTATCTGACAAATATCCAAACTCTTCAAGCATCCGCTCAGCCTTCTTTGTGATTTTCATTCCTGCCTTTTGTTTACGACGATACTCCTTGAGGTCTTCCCAGAATGACACATCCTCAAGACCTTCCTTGAAGTCCATAAATATAGTTCCTGCCTTAGACTCCTTAACTTCAAAGTAATCATTTATTGTAAGCTCTTCCTTGCTAAATAAAGTCTTGAATACATAAGGAACCTTAAACTGAGTACCAGTAGCAGTCCATGTCTCTGGAGCATCAGGGTCTTCTTTACCGAGATATGCCACGTATACAGCATCATTAACAAGACATATACGGTCAAATACATGCTCGACTTCGAATGTATATCCGTATTTCTTACCATATGCAAATATAAAGTCTGCAAGTTCTTTAGTTGGGTTTACGACCTTAATTGAGTCTGTCTTAATATGAATAACCTTACCACCGCGCTTCTCAACCTCTTCAAGAAGATTAATCATAAACAGAGCGCCTCTCTTAGCGACAATATTATCGACATTTCGAGGATCTCTGAATGCGTTATCATAATGTGCCGATGTAAGACCATATACTGCATTAATTGCAATCTTAAGAGCCTTGGACAAAGCCTTACAAAGTTTCGGATCATCGAGATATTTATCAAGCTTATGATCAAATAACTCTTTAGCCTCTTCAAGCTTACCATGCTTTATCAATATTCTGAGATCATATATAAGCTTGTAACGCTTTGTATACTTATCTCCAAATATATTCAAAGCAAATGCTGAGCTTGGATGCATGCCTGCAATATCGAATGTCCATGCGTTATAATATATTCCAGGGCGGCTAATTACATATCCACCCTCTCCAGTATTATAACCTTTGTAAGTCGAAGTACCAGTGAATACGTCATATTTATAACCAGGAAATTCTTTTGACAAGTCTGTGTATACAAACTGCTCTTTTACATTCTTATCATTACCAAATATAATCTTCTCGGTAAGAGTGTTTGTCTTTGTGTTTTCATTGCATGCCTCTTTCTCAAGAAGAATATTAGCAATATCCGCAAGAATCTGTCTGGCTGTGAAGTCACCAATATTTGCATCAAATGTGGCTTCCGTGGAATCAACGTCATTAATACAATAATCAGCAACCTTCTGCCACAGCTCTTTTGGAACGGGCTCATCCCAGTCAAGACCAAGCTCAAGATGGAGGATACCAAGTCTGATTTCCCATTTCTTAAGACTCATCTTTTCTGAGCAGAAGTCGTAAATATCAGTATAAGACAAATTGTAGGCCTGTGGGAATTTACCACCCTGCCCAGATATAATCTGCTTGCTCAATCTGTAAAGCTGTTCATTTGTATAACCCATCAGTCGTCCATAGAGAATATGATTATCATACTCCCTATTATTGAAACCGACAAGCTTATACTTACACAGCTGTTCAATTATAGCCGCTTCAGGATTTATAAGAGCAACCGTTTTCTGACCTCTAACCTTATAGCATAGTACAAATAAGTTAGGGAATACCTCAACGTCAAAGAATATAATTGTATCTTTATCGAAATCCAAACACGGAGCAATCTCATCAGAGCTCCATTTCATGTCTTTCATAAGACCCAAACAATATTTTGCATTATTTGAGGAATTTATCGCAAATGTTCGAACAGCAGCTTTCATATCTGAAATATCATAATGAATACCGCTTGCATACGCATCATCCATCAATTTCTTAATATAATCCATTGACGGCTTTGTAAAGTCATGATACTCTTTATTCAGATTCTTAGCAACCATTATTCGAAGCATTCGTTCGTTCTTAATACCATCCCAATTTAACACCGGTTTCGCCTCCTTTAAAGGCAACGAACCAGTGAATTCAGAAATACCATAGTCATTAGCAAGAGAGAGCCTCCTACGTAATGCCGAGCCTCCAGTGAATACTTTTATCTCAATATGGTCTTTATAAACTCGGGATAGTTTTGAAACGTCACCCTTATAAATATAATGTAGATGAATGCCTTTTCCAGACTTTGATGTCTCACAATAGGTCTTAGGCCATTCAGAAGCCGCTTTTAGGTTAGCCGCTAAATCCTTATTACCATTCTCATCCTGAATATCAAAGTCTATAACTATTAAGTTTTCTGGGACTTTAACATAGTGCTCAAGAGTAGGACTAATCTCAGACAATTTAGTCATACAATCAATCCATTTTACTTTTGGCACACTAGTCCCGTTTTTATTCACCGCGTATTGAGCTGGATAGTCCGCTCCCAAAATATCAAGTGGTGATGTCTGATGAGGTTTAAGCTGAAGCCAATCCGGTAAGCCCTCTATAGAAATATCAGTTGGAGATTCTTCGAGCTCACCGGTTAGACCAAGAAATTTACCTTGCTTAAACCCTTCATACAAGTTTCTTATCTGCATACCATCTTCAGTTTTTCTGTCGTGGTATTCTTCAAAGTATTCTTTAAGTTCTTCTTTAAATATCCTTTTAGAATATTTATACTTTACATTAGCATCATCCGCCCATACATTATAAAGCTTCCATGCCTCAGATAAAGTTGTTCTGTCTTTCTCAACATATGTGTCAAAGTTATCTTCCAAGAAATTATACATATCGTTCGTAGCAGACATCATCTTAGTCGGAATATAATTGTCATAATACGAAGGCCCTAATTCATTGAAAATATCAACACAATGCTGAGCTATAGCGCCTAACTCAAAATCTATTCCATTCATACATCTAAGCCACTCTCTGAAAGGAAGCTTTTCGTTTGATGGATAAATATCAATTAGACGCCTCACAATTCCGGATTTACTATCAGTGATTCTTACGGGTTTGTTTGTACCCATAATCAAGAAAGACTCAATCTTTGCAGATATAATTTTCTTGAATTTAGCGTTAAGTGGTTGGTATTCGTGTGATATGATTGAATTTAGTCGAGTGTTATCTTCAATTCCAGATAGATCGCCGTCATGCTGAATTGCTATCAATGGATTATCAATAAAAGGCTCCATAGCAAAGTCTTTTTTACCGTCGCCTAAGTCTTTTGCATTAAAGGTATTATAATATCCAGGGAATAACCGTTCTATAATATTAATTATAGTTGATTTACCTGCTCCTGACGAGCCTCTGAATACTATAAACTTCTGCAATGTTTTAGAGGCACCTGTTATGATAGCACCTATTGCCCATTCAAATTTTTGGCGTTCTTCTGGAAAATATAAAGTCGAGACTAACTGCTCATAACAATCCCTTGAGCCGGATCCGATAGCATAAGGAACCTTTTTAGAGCAGTAGTCCTCTTTATTTACTTCAGAATTAGCAAATATAATACTTCTGTCAAGTTCGTGGTATCTATCTGGTAAAGATCTTGTGAAGTCTAAGAACTCTTTCCATTTCTTAGAACCAAATGAGTCAACATACTCAACTTGACAATAAGGATTCTTTTTAGCTTCTTCAGACAAAGCAGCATCTATACACTTTACAACCGCGGCTGGATTTGTTGTCCACATACCAGTATCTTCATCATAAAACGCATAGAAGTTTCCGCCTTTTATCATCAAAGCATTATCGGTAAATGTTATTTTGAAGTCGGGGTATATTACAGGAACACCACGGACTATTTTGTTTTTTATTTGAAAGAAATCATAACCCGTAATATCACCTCCTTTGTATTAAATTATAAAATATCACTCCATGGCATATGGTTACACTGAGTCCAAATATCAACATTCCACCCATTGTCATTTCGCAATAGCTCTGTTCTGTAGTGATCACAAGACTCATCTATGTTTCCATACGAATACATGCACTCAAGCATATACTTAAAGAACATCCATGGCGTTGTTTTAGACGGTTCTGGGCTTAGCATCTCATCACAAGACATAGCAAGTCCGGCCATCATTTCAAACATTGTACAAGGACCCTCTCTAGGCCATATGCCATACTGTTCAAAATATAAACGCCTGCAGTCAACTCCTTTTCCTATAAGAATCTCATCCTTTTCATCAACAGGATCAAACTCTTTAGTACTTAGAATATCACACAAGACACCGATATGATTCAGATCTGGAAACGATATACGTGGATCAATATTCAGCAGTTCTTTGAGAATATAATTTCTGTATGAATGTACAAACACTCAGCATCACTCATCCTCTAAATCAGGAACCACTCCATCAAATGTGATCTCGAATATCATCTGAAGCTCCTCGTTGCAGACATATACAACCTCATCAGGATCAGCATTGTTCAGATATCTGAAAGCTTCATCTCCAACGCTATCCATTGAAACTTCATTGCCGTCGTTATCATAGAAATACATATTGCCGGCCGCAGCAGGATCAAAGTTGACCTCCATTGCTTCCCATCCATCTTCATTCTGCAGCTCTTCAAATTTTTCAACGTCTATAATATAAGGTTCCATACCGTTGTTCTTCCTCCTTACTTTTTTTGTATCGTTCGCATCATTGTACTTAAGAGGCTTATTATACAGAATTTTCTGCTTTGCCTGCTCGAATCGTCCGTAGTTTATGTTCTTCTTTGCTTTAGCAGTAGGCTCCTCTTTTTCCTGTTCAGGTGTTTTTTCAGAAATATCCCCCTGGGCATTTTCGGATTCTGAATCATCCTCATCAGGAGCATACTTATCTTTGAAAGTCTTTTCCATTGAAGAAATATCCTCCTGAGCACGCTTTTCGATCTTCTCTTTTGTGAAGAAATAAGAAGCAACTGCTCCGACAGCAGCGCCTGCTAAAAATATAGCTATTGATTTAAAGTTCATAATTAGCCCTCCATTTTGACATTGATATACCTTGGATTACCAGAAAGCTCATTAGTATAGACTATAGCGCGAATATAATCTGATATCCATATGACTACTGGTCGTTCTTCCAAGGTATCATAATAACTTATCTTATACATAGCAATCATATATACTTATAAATCTCGCCGTCGATGTTCGGATTGATCATATAAATATAATTTACGTATTTGCCCTTTGCATGGTCAAAGAAGAGTTCGTCTATCTCATCAAACATCTTCTCTCCAGCCTCACGATTTTCATCACAAAGCTCACGAGCCTCTTCAACCTTATCGTCGTAGTAGATCTTGGTTATTCTCAGATCAATATAACCATCAGGATTAAGACCGTCCGCACGAGCCTTCGCAACTCGATCTTCTGAAAATACCCATCCGACTCTTGCAGATATAGGTTTGATTTTCTTAAGACCGATTTCTTTACAAAGGTCATGCCAGAGTCTGTATCCGCATGTTGATCCGATTGATTCATCTCTGAGTTCATTGGCATTTCTTTGAACGTTTTCTAGGTTGAAGTCGTTCTCCCATTCGTTGCGAGACCAGTATTTGCAGTTGTTTGGAGTAACATACTCAACATAAGGCATTGCTGTAAGACCAGATTCAGGATCTTTCTGATATATAGGATCTCCGTTTTCAGTCTCTCCTACCTTAGTAAGACCGTTTGCGAGCTCATATGCCTTTTCCTTACCGTACTCCTTTTCAACGTTAGAATATAACATATCATAAGATGCCTTAAGACCGTTATAAGCAACACTGAGAACTGCATATCTCTTCTTGATAATATGTAGACCTCCTAGAACGAGAGCCGCTGATGAAGCGAAACCAAGAACAGGTTTAGCAACTGCCTTAGTCATAGCCCAGCCTGTCTGATACTTGAGGTTATGACGATCCTTATCATAATCATCCTGTGAATATAAAGAACCATCTGCATTCATAGCATCGTTGTTTACAGCAACATCCATCTGATGCACGATAGTCTTATGATCTGTGATTATCTCTTTCACCTTGAGTGTAGACTTACAGGACTCATATACAGTCCATCCAAAGCCTAATATACCAAGTCCAACAAGGATTTCAGGACTGTGCTTTGAAGCCTTATCCTTGCCAACTTTGGCTATAGACTTAACTTTATCGAAAAATTTCATAAATATAAATTCCTCCTTATTCCATATTTATTGGTGTGCCGACAGTACCGACTGATTTGCTACTATCAGTACTCTCAAAGAATTCACCTGGCATAGGATACATAAATCTGAACATGAGGTAGTTCGCTGCATCAACCAGGTGTTCTGTGTTGTGATCTTTTTTGAATGCCTCGAGACAGAGTTCTGCCGTCTTAATAGCATCAACTCTGCCTTCACCGAAATTCTTACGTGCAGGACCATACTTGAAGAATGATACAGCCACGCGGTTTTTGCGCAGCTGATCAAACTCTTCGGAATAGTCCCTTGTTTCAGGGCTATTATTCATCGTTTTCCTCCTTGGTGTCATCTGTTTTTATCGTGGCTTCAAGCCAGTTGTCGAGATATGCGTTATAAAGTATAGTCTGGATATGCTCATCCTCATTTACCTCAATGCCGTTATACATAGGATTACTTTCAGGACGCATTAATGCAGTGGCCGATGGGTCTACTATAACACATCTGTCAGTAGGAAGCATTAGCTGTACGTTATTTTCAAACAGCAGAAAGATTACGGTTTCTGTAAAGCCGATCGCCTTAGGTGTGTACAGTTTTTCAAGCTTGCCGGCTTCAATATCTGACTTTGATAATGCCGGAGGGTAGAATATAACCGCCTGACCATTACATGAGATCCAGTTATTATTCTTTTTCTGTTCAGAGGCTCTTCTTCTCCATCTCTCCGCATCAGTCATCTTCCTCATCCTCCTTACAAATATCATGAGTCTGCTTGCAAAGATCAAAGACGCCTGGTGAATTTTTGTAATTGAGGAATCTGAATAACTTCTGATTGAGAAGCTCCGCAGCTTTAGGACCTGTAATGTCTGTTGTAAGCATCACGTCATCCTCTCTGTTGGGCATTGCTAAATATAAACTTACCTCGTCTTCATTGTTGCACCGAATGTCAATCGCGGCAACTCTATCTACATTGTAATAAGTGCCTCCGAATTTTATAAACTTCATAAAATATCCTCCTTATAATGGCATAAATTTGTGACTTCTAACACTGAAGAAGCCTATCTGATAAATATCAGTATTCAAGTTTCTTTCCTTGATATAATCCCGAGCTTTGTTTCTTGACTCAAATGGTTTGAGGTTAAGGTTTTCTTCGCATATGAAAGCTCCGGTATGTTTGTTTCTTATATAATACATTCTTTAGTCCTCCTAAGAATGCCTTTCTTTTCTTTTTCAGACATGTTAAACCAGCCTTCTTCATAATACTGAATCAAGCGAGTCTTTGCTACTGCTTTTATGATTTCACTATGCGGATTATTAGTTAACTGCGATCCGTAGAACTCTAGTAAGATTGAATAGATATCAGCCTTATCAAGCTCAAACGACTCATCATTCTCAAAGACTGTTATCGACCATACAGATAATCCGGTTACAGACGCGACGTCTCTTATTGTTAACTTTAAGGATTCTCTTAACAGTCTCAAATATAAATGAGTACGCAATATAGGCGCGTTATCGTTTAGAACCCATCTATTATAACGATTTTCAGAGTCAGTTTCTTTCTTTACAACTTCAAAGTCATATTCTGATTTGAAAAAGAATGATACTATTTCGCAGCCTATAGGATTTATCCAATTAGTCATTGCTGCAAAAGCGTCCTCCATCGTCATAAACTTAGCAACCATAGGGTCAGTTGCTGGGTTTTCAGTTGTCAATGGTGTTGCAGATCCTACCTGAAGGTAAGCATCCTTTCCTGTTATCTTAACACAATATACCTTATCCATATACTAAAGCCTCCTAAAATATAAAAGATTATCTGATTTGTCTTGGTCTTGGGAGTTCTATTGTATAAATATCACCTGCTCTTGTAATATAAGAACTATCAAGTGAAGTCCAACCCCAATCAAGGAATGTATGATCTGGTTCTTCGCCAACAGCCTTGAAGAAGTCTGCTACTGTACAGAGATGTTCATTAAGACAAATATCAAGAAGATACTGTCTTACAAGATATGCGTCTTCATAACTGTCAAATACATTTATTTCAGAAAGCACATCGCCACCTACAGACACAACAGGCTTGCTGTAATTTATCGGAGATCTTGTTATGAAAGGATCTCTTTTCTTAGGTCTACCCATTCCAGCATAATCTGTATGTCCAAGGACCGAACCGAGTACGCCTCTTGTTCTTGAGAACTTAGCCCTTCTGAATGCATTAGGGTCCTTGTAAATAAGCATTCCAAGAGCACCAGAACCGAGATCATACAAGCTATCAAGAATTGTTGGCTTTACGACATCATTCAGAATATACTTACCGATTTCAGATCCTTCTTTTTTTACAGTATTGCCGAACTTAGATGACTTTTTAGGTGTTTTAGCACTATGCTTAGCCACCTGAACCCGCTCAACGGCGGGCTCTTTTGTGGCAGGGGTTTCTTTAGATATAACATTATCAGAATTAGCAGGGAGTTTTACTTCAGCCATAATTATACCTCCGGATCATAAACCTTGTATGTGTGACGATCTCTTGCTGTGTATGAAATAACAATACGAACTTCATTCTCTTCTGTTATCTCAGATGTGAAATAACACTTGAGGAATCCATTCTTTGCAATTTCATCGATACCAGCACCGAATCCGAGATTTGATGCAACGCTTGGAAGCTCTACATCTGGAGCAACTCTTTCATAGAATTCATCGATTGTAATAAATTCGCCTTCAAGGATTTCAGCATTTATTTCATTCTGGACTCTGTCGATCTTATCAATTGATGACCAGAAATATACGTTCATCTGCTTATCATAAAACAGATAATCGCCCTTACCATAAGCGATTATGTTTCCGTTCTTATCCCTCTTTGGCGGATTGTTATTGAGCGCCGTTTTTGCAGCATCTTCTTTTATTTCATTAGTCTTCTTCTCACCGACTTTCTTTATAGAAGAAGCAACGTAATCTGATAAAGCTTTGTTTGCGAGTTCTTCTGCGGTTCTTGCAGCCTTAAGCTTTCGTCCAGCACAAACCTGTGAAGCAACGGTACAACCAACTGTTGTTGCAGCAGCTACGATTGCAGGCCAGCAGCACTTAAATATAATTGCTATCTTTTCTGCAGTGGAAAGTTTTACAGTTATTTTAGAGTTCTGCTTTTCAGGATCAAGCTCTTTTCTTATTTCCTCTTCCTTCTTGATTGTAGCATTTGTAATTGCAAGCTTAGCCTTAGGAGCCTCCTTGATTGCTGTATATACAGTTATACCAGCAGCAACAAGTCCAAGACCTGCAAATATAATTGGCGAATGTTCTTTAGCTCCGTTTATAGCGCTTTTAGCGAATTCTTTAAACTTCATAAAATATCCTCCTTATAATATCATACTTCGAGTTTTCTACTTTCGTAGAGCTTGAATAGCTGTTCATTTGATAAACCAAATCCAGAATATCCATCTGTTGCAATGTATGGGTTACCATCTTCATCATAGATAGTCCTTCCAAATTTATCATTGTAAGCCAAATATTCCTCGCTCATAAGTTCTGAGTCATATGGATTCAGTCTGGAACGAATGTCCCAAAATTCTGGCCAATCATTATATACTATATTTATAATAACCTGGCTATTCCTTATTTCAGGCTTTAATTCGATATCTAGAATTCGAATACCCTGAAGTAAATCCCATCCAAGAACCTCGCGCAAGTCCATGTATGAAATATCAGGACCAGGTGTTACCAAATTAACAAAGTCAGAAATTCCCCAGAAAGAATATAATTCTTCTAAAGCAACAAATCCAGTCTCCTGCAGTAGACGGGTCGCTTTATTAATTCCATTCTTTACAAAAGGAATTGTGGCTGTAAAACCTATGTTTGCTATGTGGTCATAGAATTTACAAACCATCGGTCGTCTTCGTTCATTTGGTTTTATTATTGGCCTATGAAACATTATGGTTCCTCCTTTCTAAAAAAATATAGAGACGGTGCTTTTAAAGCTTGCCTATCCTATTGGATAGACTCCCGTCTCCATTATATGCCGTGTTTATTTTGTAAGATTGTTAATACGGTTTATTATTCCTGAAAGCCATGACGGACGATCCATAGAAAATGGAGTAAGTTTCATCATTTCATAAGTAAGACTTATATTGTTTACACACTCCATCAAATCGTCATACTTCTCCTTATCAATGAGTATTTTCTTACCGGTTGCTATGTCACAGAATGCCTGTTTGCCATTGCATCTGCTAGGTATACCAATGCCGTATACAGAATTTGCAATACGCTTGTACATTTCTTTTTCTTTTAATAATCTCGAAATATCAGCGCGTAATTCCAGTATTTCCTTACGCTTATCATTTTTATTTGCCAGTCTTGCTATTTCACTGTTTTTAAGATCATTGTTTGCAATATTTTTCTTTTCTGCGGTGCAAATATCAATAATGTTTTCTCTTATACCAGCCATGAAAGGATCTGAATTAAAATCAGAATCATTCTTCATACGGGATTCAATGCAGTTAAAGGCATCACTGTTACGATTAAATATAGCATTTCGTATAGCATATATAACTTCTGCCAAAGCGTCACGAATAGATGTATATTTCTGAATTTCCTTTGTTAAACCGACATCGTTGATGCAATAGTCCATAGCCTTATCTTTTTCCTTAATTGTTTTAATAAGAAGATCATGCGTGCTGTCAAGAATCACCTCACATGCTTCCAGCTTGTTTTTAAGAGTTTCATAATCTGCATCTTTAGTTTTACACTTGCATATGGCTTCTTCTGTACGAGCTTTCCATTCAGTTGCTTCTTTTATCTTTCTTATAAGAATATTTAAAATGACTGAAATGCCGTATATAGGTCCATCGTCAACTGTTTTCACGCCAATCTTAAGCGAAACATCCGTTAAATCCGATATCATTTTATCATTATCTATGGTTCTAGTAGCAAGCATAATATCCGCAACACTGTCGGTTATTTCCCTTAACATGTCGGAGAGAGCATCGTTTTTATCATTTACTTCCTTAAGAGCATCGGCGGCATCAGATAACTCCTTATCCATAGCACGCTTTTCAACAACCATTTGTGCTATAGTAGCTTTATTAGCGTCATTTAATTTCTTCTGATCATCAAGATCCTTTGCTGCTTTCTGAGCTTTGTTTTTCCATACTACGTTTTCTGAAACAACGTTTTCAAGGTTGCTATTAATCTTTGAGAATATAAGAAGAACTGATTTGAAAGTATATAATATCGAGTCGTTATCACAATTATGCATTGCATTTATAGCCTCATATAACTCTGAAAATTTCTTAAGAGTTATATCAAATTCGTCATTCGCTTCACAAATATCGATAATATCTGCAGCGAGCCCTCTTGCAAGATGTAGATCACCCTCAGCAGAAAAAGCAACATTTTGATTAAGTTCACGAGAATCCATAATTGTTATTATCTGATCAATAATAGTGCATATTTCATCCTTTGCTGTAAGCCAATTTCCATTGTCAAGTATATAACTTGCTTTGGTAGGCATACATATGTGTTCGAGTCCAGAGTTATGTTCTAAGGCGTTTAAGGTATCTTTTAAATCATCACAAATGGTTTCAGACTTAAGATCATCATATATAACGTCTATTACGTTTTTAAGCTCCTTCTTATCAGCATCTGCATTCTCGTAAAGTTTTTTCCAGTTACGAGCCTCTTTTTTTATAGATTCTACTTTATTTTTGAGATCGTCGTTTTCCTCATGTAAACGATTAGCAGTAACACCACGTGCAGTTACTTGTACGCCGAGTTCATAGTTAGCCTTTTCAAGCTCCTCTATGCACTTATTAAGAGAATCTGTGGTGAATGAAGTCAAGTGTTTACAGATTTTGGGAATATCATTTTTTGTAGTTTTTAACTCAGGGCGATTAAAAATTTCGTCATCTTTAATTTTATCAGTCATATATGATATATAGTTAACACGCTTATCACTGACTCTACTACATATAGCGTACTTTATAGCCCTAATCATATCCGCCAAAGCTACTCGGCATTCGTTATTGTAATTAACGTTGTCAACCAGCATAGCGTTAGCCTTTTCAAGTTCATCTATGCGCTTGTTAAGAGGATCTACTTCCTCCTTTGCGTATTCCGTAAGACCATTATCTGTAACCTTAATAAACTGGTAGTTAACAAATCCTTTTTCATCTATTGCTTTAATAACTTTGTATATATCAAAAGTGTTACACCAAGCAGCGTATTTCGGACTTTTGGCTTTCTGAAGAGCATTCATTCTGTTGACAGCATACTCAATTGATGTTGCAGACCAGTGAGATATCATTGTACCGTACTTAACGTTTATGTTACCATCGAGATCAACAGTTATGTTGTCAACAACCTTCGTTGGGTTCCCGGCTTCAGATATTATATACTGATCTTTAAAAGTGTCGTCAAATGAATGCATTACAAAGCGTCCTTTATCTACGAATTTAAGACGCCCAATACGTACAATGGCATCAGTGGCCTCTTTCGGAGTGTCTAAAAGTTTAGCTTCTGTAATATACTCATTATATCCGCAACTGAATGTGACTTCTGTACCAGGAACCTCTGTATTAAACTCCATGCTTGTAAGATATCCCTCTGCAGCCTTATCATATATAGCGTATTTCATAAAATAGCCTCCTTAAAATATAAATTAGTCATTCATCTGATCCATCATAAAACATCTATGACGTTCCAGTCTGTTTGTTGCTTCTTTGAGTGTACCATCTGGCATCTCAAAATATACATTTGGCTTTGTTGGGTCTTTAGCCCATGTATCGCCGTATTCATTTACAACATGATACTCGATAAGACAACCGCTTGCCTTTGTAAAACCTGTTGTAAATATAATAGCATCAACCGTATCAAGAAGAGAAATGGAATGACCAAGCATCTGAAGCCTTGACCTTCCTATTTTTCCGAATATAGCATTCGAAACTGTCTGAGTAGCCGTAGTATCACAGCATAACTGTTCGCTTACTTCCTCTCGTACTCTTTTAAACGTTGCTTTTATCTGGTCGTCTGTAAGACCGTTCATTGGTGTAGATATAAATATTTTCATTCTTCTTCCTCCTTAGGTTTGTCGAGTGGGTTTACGGTTGTTATTAATATAAAAGGCTCTTTTGCGTCTGAAAAATCAGCAGAAGCCTTAAAGTTTCCAGTTTTGAGATCGAGAGTCGCAGTATCATACATATAAATATAAAACTTAGAAGCAACACCGGCTAACATTCCTGATATTATCATTCCGATCTCAAAAGACCAGAATACTGGTAATATCTCAAGTGCCAGATCTGCTATTAACAAGCCGATGAATGTAGAGATTATTGTTATGGTTGCGATAACCCAGGAAAATCTCCTAAATGGAGAACGATTCTTATTTTTCATTTTTAATTCCTCCTGACCACATAAATGTTGTAAATAACACCGTTGGTATTAGACTCGTAGTAATATTAACTTTCGTGGATAATATAAAAGCTACGATTACAGATATCCCTGTAAAAAATAACATGATACCAGAGCTTATAATCGCACAAGCAAGCAAATGTATAATCGGATGACCGCTATTATAACTAAACACTGCAGCACTGAAATATGTGTTTAATATAATTATACATATCAAAATCGTGTTAAGCATAGATCCTCCTAAAATATAAAACCTGAAGGGACCTGTTACAGTCCCTAGGTTTTGATTAGGTTTATTTCATATGAACTTATCCTTAGTTTTACCAAGCCAATTTGACGTCTTCAGAGACCCGTTTTCCATAGAGCTACTGAGTACCGCAAGTGCAGCAACACCAAGTATCTTGAGTACCGCAGTCTTATCGACCTTGAAAATACCCTTAGCTTCTGCATTGGTTTTATTAACCTCCGCTTCGAGCTTCTGGATTTCCATAAGTTTAGACTTTTTCTCAAGCAACTCAGGATATTCATCGCTTGTGGCTTCCGTTGCGTCAATGAGTTCATCGACCTCCTTAAGCTGTCTTTCTGTGGCTGTCATTTCCTTTGGTTTTTTGAACATAAATAAACACCTCCATTATACAATGTGTTTAAGTTGAAGACTTTGACTTCTTGTATTCTTCAAGAAAAGCAGCAGTTGCCAAATATTCGGCTTTCTGATCTTTTGAGAATATAAGAACTCCTTCTGCTTTTCCTTCATTTATAGCGTCTATCATATTCCATTTTGTGCCATCATCATCTATAAAATACATATTATCTCTTATATGTTTATACTGAGCGCGAGTTCCATCTTTCCAGCCGAGCTTATGACCTTTCTTCTTACCTTTTCTGTAACAGAATATACCGATTGCGGCTGTTACTGCTGTGTGAATAGGATGCTCTTTAATTTCCTCGCCGATGCCGATTACGAAGTCAAGTGTCTTGTCAACGATGTCCTTCTTCTTAACCTCGATTGTAGGCTCGATGTCGATGATTTCCTCGTTTCTCATATTGTTTTCCATAAATAATCCTCCTGTAAATATAAATTCAAGACCTAAAGGGACCTGTTACAGTCCCTTTTCAGTCTATTTGGTCTTTTTTCGAAATTTTGGGAGCGGATCTTTTCCTAATATTTCTCGTGGGTAATTGATTACGGGAAGGATTAAACAATCCCAAATCTTTGGTGCCAACCAGAATATCAGAATTATCCATAATACTATTTCCATTCTTAACACCTCCTATTAAAGAACGTGTTTAAAATGGAAATCTAAGGCCCCGTGTTGGGGCCTCGTGACTTAGACTTCTGTCACCTCCACTTCTACATTTTCAGCATTGTTACCATCTGCCATAGAAACAGCGTCTTCCGTTACAGGCACTTCTACGCTCTCAACAGCAAGTGACTTCTTACTGAATGTAGATCCGATCTTTCCTCCAAGGAACTTAGCTCCTCCGAGAACAGCTGAACCTACAACTGTTACCACTATCTGGGCAAGTGTAGCCTTTCCTGTGCTCTTAATAAATGACTTAGTTTCCATTTTCATAATGTAAACCTCCTGTAAATATAAATTAAGTGGACTTACTTGTCCATTATATAGCGTGTTTAAATTGTAAGTTTTCTACACATGTTTTTGACAAATATAATTCCCTCATGTGAGTTATGTATGCATCTATTGTCAAATTTCCTGGTAACATCTTTTTGAGTATTCCAGTTTTTAAAGTACGCTCGAAATTAGTAAGCTCCTCACGCGTATAAGAACAAGGATTTCGATTAAATGCATTTAAGTAAGAAATATAACTTTTGGCACACGAATCAAACATTGCTTCAGATAAACTTACAGTAGCGTCAAGTCCAGCTTTTTCAGATATACATTTGTCTTTGTTAGTTGAGGGTATGAAACCAGGGCACGATTTTACAAAATACGAATATTCATGTTTTTTGCCATTCTGCGGTCTATGATGTCTGATAGCATCCCATCCTGGAACTGGTTCTGAATGCTCACACCAGCAACATCCTTCTTCTCCAAAAGATGGGCATGAATGTTTGCAATCCCAACATAAACTTTTTGCCTGTCCCATATAAAAGCCTCCTTAAAAATATAAAGTCGAAACCTGAAGGGGTCTGCTTTTTAAACAGAACCCCATAAATAGGTTTAGATTTCTTCTATTTCATCTTCCTCGTCTGGAACCATGATTGTGAAATCATAATTGCAGATTTCGCCATTAAGATATTTGCTTGTCAACCAAGTATTACGTACTGCATTGAACGCACTTGCAGCTGTAAGCCATACAAATGCCCTAGTAGTACTACTTTTTATTCCGTAGTCTTTTACAGAATAAACTGTAGCAGCTCCAAGGATTGCTGTTGTCATCCAGCTCAGCGTTAATGCCGCACCGTCCATGATGCCGTAAGCAGCGTTCTTGACAAAACCTTTAACATTAACTTTTTCTTTCATGATTATATCCTCCTAAGATAAAATAATATATTGGCATCTCTGCCTATTATAGAACGTGTTTAAAATGAAAGGCGAAAGAGGAGAGGCTATGCCTCCTCTGGTAATAAACCTCCTTCCATAAATTCGATAAGTTCTTCAACCATTTTATCTATCAAGATATATCCTGAGAGATCAACATGATTCCAGAAATATTTTAAATCTTCTTCTGGAACATATGATCCCTTTCTATCTTTAATAGCTATGATCAAAAGTTTATCGGTTAAATGGTCGTTAAAACCAAGACTAGATTTAACCTCCTCTCTTATAACTCTTGTGTATTCTTTAATCTTTTCATAGCGTCTATTATTCATAAATAGATCCTCCTAAAATATAATAAATTAAAGAACATTAAAGTTCTCATTATATGCGGTGTTTAAAATGCAAAAAGTGAGAACCCGTGGTAAATCACGAGTCTCATCTTTTGGATCAGTCCTTAAATGTTTCTATCCTATAGTTGATCTTATACTTGTCGAGTATTTTCTTTGCGTTTTCAAGCTGTTCAAGATAGGCTTCGTCATCAGTCTTGTGATTAAAATTAGTACTGAACACAACCATGTAATGGTCTCCAACTAATCTTGGAAATCCAGAATACATAGCTGAATCAATATCATTCACAGCTAAATCAGAATCTTCCTGTTTTCTGTTGAAAACAACAAAATTTTTGTAAACTCTTGACATCATAATAAAAATCTCCTTTTTAATATAAAATTTTGGATTTCTCCATTATAATAGGTGTTCAAACTGAAAGCTGAAAGCCAGTGTTACCACTGAATTCCAGCCTTAGGAGATTTATTTTGAATTTTTAGTAGATTCTAAATAAAGAAATATGCAGATAACTGCTAATATCAAATATGGCATTATTTACCTCCTTTCTTCTTTTCAAAGAATATCTTCTTGACGATCCAAGCCACAATAATTACAGGCGCTAACGTCCATAAAATACTGATGACTCCGGCAGCAAGAGATATAATCAATACAATCGTAATGATAACTAATGCTATTATTAATAAAGTTATCATATTTTTATTCCTCCTTAAAATATAATAAATTAATAAATCTCCATTATAGAACGTGTTTGAAATGTAAAAAATAAAACAAGTGTTATTGCGAAAAGAGAGAGACAATGCTCTCCCTGCAAATATGGTCTTTATAGATTTACCTGCTATATATTTCATTCATAATTTGATTTCTAATGTATCTCAATTCACAATTAATAGCAATAGCATCATATCCGCTAGCTTTATTAAAAAGTCTACCTAAATATTCAACTTGTCTATAATCGTTCTTTGGTTCATGAGAAATTAAATTTGCAATTATATTCATAGCAATTTCCTCGTCTATATTGTACTCAAATGCAAGTTTTATTGTCTCTTCTTTGATTAACTCCTTAAAATAATTTTTATCCTTAGCTTTAAACATAATAAAACCTCCTTAAAAATAAATGATTGAGTTTAATTCTTTTCATTATACACCGTGTTTTTATTGTAAAGGCGAAAAATGAAAAGACCTGTCCGCTTCGAACGAACGTCTCTACCACTAGGGTAGCGCACTACCTTTGTGCTATTATATGTACTCTACTTCGTCCAAGCTCGGACTTTTCAAGCCAGTATCCCCCAGATTAGGTCTCTCGACCGTCCAAGGCGCGTTAATTCGCAGTCTTTTCATAATAAGACGTGTTTGAAATGTAAAAAAAAATAAAACCAGTGTTCGAGCCGAAACTCAAACCCCGTGTTTCACCACAGGGCGAGCTTTTAAACTTGTTTACAATAAATTAGGTTTTTACAATTACAAATCCTTCCATTATGAAATCGCTGACAAAAGTAATTTCAACATTTCCGTTTTCTTTCTTAGATACTTCGATCCAATCTTCTTTTGGATTTTCATATTTGAGTTTCGTAACCCAACCATTTTTTTCGTCGTATTTGTCGATCACTTCTTTTGCTTTTATCTCGGCAAATAAAACGTCTTTAATGTTTTGGATTAATTCCTCAGATATTTCATCCGTTTCAATTGTTTCAAAAATATCTTTTTCTGTTATTTCGTACGGATATATTGGACAATACCATTCGTCTAATTCTTCCTGTCCAAAGATTCTGTAAATTTTTAACATAAAAATTCCTCCTTTAAAATATAAACATTAAGTTTATGTCTTCATTAAAGACCGTGTTTAAAATGTAAAAAAATAAAACCAGTGTTCGAGCCGAAACTCAAACCCCGTGTTGGGGCTGAGCTTTTGAATTGAATTAATTTTAGTTAATACTTAAATATACTATTATGAATACCTAAATCAACTTCGATTTCTGACATTCTGCGCTCGACGTATCTTATTATTTCGTATTCGTCTCTGCTTGGAAATGATTTTGTGAGGTGAAATCTTATCTGTTCTCTTGAATCTCTAGGCATTTTTATTCCTAAATTTTCTAAAGATTTCAGTGATTTCATTGCCTTTTTGTAATCATTCATTGCCTGATCAATACGGAACTTGATATTTTCGTCAAACCCATATGTTTTTCCGTTATAGTTAAAGTAATTAGTCATAATAAAACCTCCTTAAATTTTAAACATAAAAGTTTAATTCTTTTCATTATACACCGTGTTTTAATTGTAAAGGCGAAAAATGAGAATCCGTGTTTTAAGCACAGACTCTCTTAAAATAAGATTATCGTTTTATGCTTTTGACCAAAGGCTTCTTTAAGAGACTTATTCTCTTTGATCGAGACCTAGTTTCATCAGCACTTGTATATTCAATCCGCATAGAGGACGGCTTTACTGTAGTCAGCACATCAAGAGTATTCTGCCCAATGACTGTTGGAATATCAATACCAGTCTGAGCCCTTGACAAACTGTCCGAATACTCCCCAATCTTCATAAGCTGTTCGTTGACAACTGCGGTTTCCTCATTTGCAAGGACGTACCATACAGTCACAGGTGTACCTGCGGCGTATTGGGCGGCGATGTATTCTTTCAGACCTGCAACTGTGTTTCCACTTGGCTGTGCGTCCATAACATCTATGCCAAAGTTCAGGAAAATCGTTGAAAGACTTGAGTATATATGTATTGAAATAGTCGTTGAGTAGCTCCACGAAAAAGGAAGGTGTGAACACTTTATCAAATCTCTTGCTTGTGCTTTTTCACTACTAAGCAAGTTGTAACTATACAATGTTGTACCGCTTTGCTTTGCATATGTCTCATTCCCCGTCAACACCAACTTCTTTATCCTTCTCGTTGTCTCCACTTCTCCGAGGTAGATGTTGTTTGTCTGACCTGCTGATGAAATCTGGATTTTATAGCCGTAAGGTTCATAGGGTAATGCGGTTGAGCCGAGGTTGACTGATAATGCTTCCTTTATATCACTATACGTCTGTTGATACCCTACCCACCAAAGAATATAATGTGTATTATTGCTTGTCGTTAATGTTATTGATACATTACCGTCAGAGGCGATGTAATTAATAACAGTATCGTTCACTTCAGGAACAGTTTCTGTCTCACATATTCTGTTTCTGTTTCCTGCTGGATTATTAAAAGTATATGTTGTATTCGGGCTTACAGGCATAATTATAGATACAACACCTGCTGCGATTGTAATAACTTCTCTTTGTGTCTGATAATATAACGACACAGGATTTGTATCCTTATCAAACAAATTCCCCGTCCTCTCACCTGTACCCTGTGGCATAATCGGGCTGTCGGGAGTTGGTGTGCCGGATGTCTCTGTGTTACCGAATAGCTCCCAGTCAGAAAGCTTATTCTGCATGGTATTAAAAATATAAGGGAATTCTGTGATTACGTCTGTTTTAGATCCAAACAAAACCTTATACCAGAGTCTTGACAGGTCAGTATTTATTGTCATGTAATCCTCTTTACCGTCTATTGTGACTGTAAGGATAGAACCTGACTTTGTTGGGGTTATGTCATGAAGCTTCCAATATAAAAGCTTTGCAAGCTCATACCTAGGATATGGATCGCCGAGGTCTGAAATATAAAGAGAATATATAAACCTTGCTAGTATATTCTTCGGCTCTTTGTCTGGAGTAGTGCCGTTTAGAATATCTTTTATAAGCTGAGTATATACAGTCACTGGCTCTGGTAAGTCACCATAATAGAAACCACCAAGAGCAGCGGTGTATTTTTCTGCTGGTGTTAAATATAAATCATCCATTTAATCACCTCTTAGTCTATCATCTGTGAAATAATATAATCAGCAATGATTTTCATACCAGAAGCATTTGGATGAATTCCATTAGAGCTATCAGAATATGATACTGTATTAGAAGCATTTATGCCACACTGTCTGAGATCAATGATTTTATACACGCCAAGCTGTTCTGCTATTTCCTTTATAGCAGCAAAAGTCTTAGCCTGTCTTTCCATAGAGTAAGTTCCAGACAAGTCATAAACACATGTCTTTGGAATAAGCACGATAATTTTAGCATCAGGGTATGCTGTCTGAAGCTTAACAATTGTCTCAGCACAAGCAGCATATGTGTATTCCTTAGAAGCCTCAAGTGTTGTAATATCTGTTGTGTAAAGATTCTGACCAACATCTGCCTTGAAAGGATCATTGAATCCAAGCTCAACAAATATATGAGTTGGAGTTCCATTTGCAGCAAGCCTTGATATTCTGGTATCAGATGCACCATATGGTATACGATCTGCATTGGTTGGCTGATATCTGTATGATGATCTTGAGATAGCACTTACTGCTGGCGGATCTGGGAACTGAAGTCCTCTACGAACAATATCCCACCATGTCTGGGTTACATCAGTTACATCACCATGCGGATAATACTCCTGTTCATATACTGTACCGCTTTCAGTATCTTCAGAATATCCAACAAATGTTGAAATAGAATCACCAAGAACCGCCATTCTGTATGTATTAGGAATATCAATAAATCTTGGGTCGTGCATAGTTCTTTTAACGCCGTTTATCTCATAGTAAGGTAGCACGTTAAGATCTACATATTTTCCAGATTTCCATACAGTACCGATATAAATGAGGTTATCATCATATCCATTTTGAATAGATACACCAGCACCGCCGAGGAAGAACTCATCGGTCTTAATATTATAATAAATATATCCATAAGAGCTCACGATTGATGAATAATCAAGAATTTTACCCTTCAGATCATATCTTTTATTACCATAATTAAGAGATGCAAAGCCGTTACTACCAGAAGCAGAAAACGTTATAGTCTTAGCTACAGTGTCAACAGAAATTGGAACTGCGTTAAAATTACCAGACATTATAATGCCCTGTCTGTCAAGAGAATCGGTCCAAATATATATTTTACATTTATCAGCATCGTCTGTAGTAATACTTCCACCTTCAGACTTTTTAAATACAACAGCCATGTATTCTGTTGATACGACATATGAGCCTCTTGCATTTGATATTTTGTTTGATTTACCCTGATAAGAGTTTCTGTCTGTGCTATCATACTTCAGAACATAAGCGTCAAAACCGGTTGGTATGTTATAAAATACCTTGGTGTTCTCACCTATGTGGAAAATATCAGTGCTTAGCTGTGTATGATTTTCATCAGCAATAATATCACCGGTTGTTAAATCTACAGTCTGACTCTTGAGTCTTGGGTAAAAATACTGTTTACCAGTTCCAACGGAGATCTTTGCTATATCGACTTCTCTACTTAAGTCGTCTATAACCTCTTCTATATCAGAAGGAATATCACCGCCACCACTTTTTAAGTTTATTTTACGTATGGCCTCTGGTAATGTTCTTGAAGAATGCTTAGTGCCTGTTACAGCATCAAAAGCTTTTTTAATTTCTCCCATTTTGATTTACCTCCTTTATAGATAAGATTCGGGATCCACGTTTATAGTAGCCTGTGCGTCTGAAGATGCTTTTGATATTTCAGAATTCATATCAGGCATAACAGAAGATACGTCTGGAACCTGTGAATTTACATCACCAAGCATGCTACTTGGGTTTATTGAAGGCATGTTAAATCCTTTTATGCCAGGTAAAGAAACATCTGAAAACTGACTCAAAGAAGGGGCTTTCAGACTATTAACAGCGCTTTTTGACATACCATTTAATATACCTTTAAAGTTGATATTCATAAAACCAGCTCCTTTATTAAGTTTGAAGGGCTTCTATCATAGCTATTAATTCGTCATAAGACGGTCTGTAAGGAGTATATTCGTTTGATATATCCCATTCCGCTTTTGTACAAATCATAGGCTTAAATAAAAGGTTATCGCATACAACAGTATTCGGAATATAGATTAGAACATTATAAGAAGTCTCTTCTTCGACAACAAAAGAAAATGAATTTCCGAAATCAGCGCCAACGTATGCGTTTCCATCTATTTTTCGAATAGGCATTCGATAATTCGTACCGCTTCCTCCTCCAGAAGGACAGCCGCTCAATATATAATGAGCAGACTTTAGAGTAACTGGCAATATCAATGAAACGTCTGCTGTGGCTGTACCATTCATTAATACTGATCCATCACTATTCACAGTTATTGTAACTCCATTTTTTGTAGAACTAGTGTGAGGGTTTTTAAGCTTATTTTTAGGTCCATTATTAACAATATCAATCAGAACAGACGTGTCTTTTGAGATCTGTCCAGACATAGCGTTGACCGAGCCTTCAAGAGTTGTAGTTCTATTTTGAAGATCAGATACAGCGGTTGAATTATCATCAACTTTCTGCTTATACTCATTTGTGAAATCATTAGAACTCAGTCCTTTTCCAGTCTCAGGCTGAACCGCAGACATAGCTAAATCTAAAGCATTATCAACCGCTGCTCCATTAGCATATCTTGAAATATAATCGCTCATGTTGAATCGCCTCCTTTATACATTATCAACCTGTATTAATATACCATGAACAAAATACAAATGTTTCTTAGTGGTTTGAACATCAGTAACATTACCATCACTATCTTTGGAGACAGATATGTCAGTAACTATCTCAGTGTCGTATTCATCTGGAGCTTCGTAGAATCCCATTTGATCATTACCGACCCATACTCGCTTTGCGTTTATACCAATTATGTTTGAGTTTAGGCCTAATCCATATTCCATATGACCGTCTACATCATACTGACTTCGCAAATTTATATCAGCTATCTGACTATCATCGCCATCTATGGAATTACCGCCATACAAGTGTCCCTCTGCTAGATTCATCCAGAAATTTATAGGTCTTAACTGTTCATCGAGCTCAGTTTCTGATCTTGTATAAAGTCTGCCGTTAATAGAGCCACCGGCCTTATTAAATACACATATAGGTCGATTGTTTTCGTCGTTTACAATGATAGTTCCTGCTACATTATCGAGACCGCCCATTATCAGGTTTCCGCCTCTAATTCTGTCAGCAAGCATTGTTCCTGTTGTTATTTTATTAGCAACAATATTGCCATCCATTGTCATAGCAAGGCCAAATTCGCCGTTATAGCCAGTACTGGAATATCCCAAACCATTTATGTTCCATCTCCAAATTTTTGCATCAGGATCCAAATAGTTAAGTCTATCACAAATTAGAATTTCAGTTATGAGACCTTCTGCATTTCTTAACAAAGTAACATATCCATTACTTGTTTCCTTTATCAAAGCAGACGCATTGTCTTTTGCGGCTTGAAGGATTGAAGACGGTGCTGGAATATCACTAATCTGTTTCAAAAGCTGAGAATTTATCTCTGCTGAATGATTCGTTAGTGACTGAGTTGTCTTAGAGCCAAGATTGTATGTGGTGCTTCCAGGATCATCCAATGGAATAGACATTTTTGTTACTGGGAATATTTTATTTAATCCATGTGGTGTAGACCGAACCCTTATTCTACTTAAGAATTTTATAGGGTCAAAGTTTTCTTCCGGATTTATTGGAGCTACAGGAACAAGATCTATATACATGTTATTATAAGGATATCCGTCTTCCATATAGTCATTGCAACGCATTATCAAGTTTGGTAATGGCTCAGACATAGACTTTGGAATTGGCTCTATGCTACTTTTGTTTACCAGTTCGCCATTTTCAACAACCCAGGTTTGGTATTTTTCAAAAGAAATATTCTGAAAATAATATACCATATCAAGATCGTTTACAAACGGTGTAAACTCAATAACAACATAATATGGATCTGTTGTATTACCACTACCTTGTATCTTTATATCATAAGTTGTAAACTCAGAGGATTCCTGTAATGGTATTTCATACTCTTGTAGTATTCCATAATATGATATAGGCCGCCAATTCTGAGTCGGCTCTGATGAAACTATATATACTTTGGGCTTATTATTCTCACTTTGAATCGTTCCACCTGATGGTGTTCTTATACTTATTCTTAAATGATATTCGTAAGTTCCTAAATTATATATAGCTCTATATAAACGCTTGTAGTTATCTTCGTGCTCCTGAAGATTAAATATAAGATAACTTGCATTATCAAGAAAGTCGTTATTGAATCGATTCCAGTGTCCGACTCTAGTCCAAGTATTAAGATCGGTCATATCAGCTATTCTTAAAGACACGGTTAATGGCGTTGTTATTTCAGACACAGAAATATCACCGGACGATTTCCTGAACACAAGTCTTATAAATTTGGTATCATTTGGAACAAACGCATAAGTACCAATTTGAATCCAACCCATGTCTTCAAGTACACTTTTACTAGCGTTATATCGCATTATATTGAAATCAGCAATTGGGTTGTCTGTTAAAACGGAAATATAAAATCCATCAGTATATTGTGATACATCTATGTAATTTATAGTTCTCACTCTAGTAGAGCTACTAGAATTGTCACCGTTACTTCTTATAGTACCTTGCTCTATCTCGCTTGGATTGAGGGTTAACTCTATGATCTCACTCATATAATCACCTTCTTGTTAAGCACATTCAAATCCAATACTCTGTAAATAAGCAGGATTTTTCATTTCTTCTACAGTAAGGATTCTGAATGGTGTTGGTGATCCGGACAAAGTAACATTTGGCAAGTTTGTCCCGTCAACTATAGTTATTCCAGTAAAACCAGAACCTGTAGCTGGAAGATTTATAGTTCCTTCGCTGTTTCCTCTTATTACATTGTTAGACATATCTATTACGTTGTCATCATTTGATTCCCATATACTGTAAACTGGTGTTAATTTGTTAAGCTTTATTGTGTTTCTTGAAAATATCGTTTTCTTATCATTCCAGCTTCCACCACCAGATGCCACGAATGCAACTTTTACCAAAGATGTTATATCAAAAATATTGTCTGTCATGGACACTCCAGCCAATGGTCTTTGATCATAGCCTCCCATATCAGCAGGCCATGATTTCTTATCAGAAACACTAGCAAATATACAAAGCATCCCTACATTATCCGGAGCATCGTATGTATTTTTAGACATTGTAAATGTACTCTGCTTTATCCAACCCTTTATAGCATCATAATATGGATCTTTAAACGAAAAAGCATATTTATAACCAGTATTTCCGGCAATTTTTACATGATCAAGTCGTGGTATCATTCCAACCAATATAAATTCATTATGAGGCGTATATATTGAGTCTATGGTTATGTTTTTTAATTCAAAGAACTTATTATATGTAGCATCGCCACTGTTTTCAAACATGCTATGCTCAGAATTAGAAAATCCAGACAGTTTAGCCCCGTTACCATCTATAGATATGTTATTCGCAGTTTTGCATAAAATATATGGTGTTTCTCCAGGATATACCTGAGAAAGATCTATTTTAGTCCCATCTACAAATTTAATATACACATCAGAGGTCGCGCCTTCTACTTTTTCTTTAAGCTCGTCATATGTTTCTATTACATATGGATCTGAACTAGCACCGCTTCCTGTTACACTCATTCGTTAGGCATCTCCTTTCTATTAGTATATGATAGATCAATAGCCGTAGCTTCTATGTTCATTTCTGCAAACTGCAACTCATTCAAATATAATTCTCCGTAAGACTTTAGTAAAGCCGGATCTGTTATTTCTGAAAAAGTTACTGTTTTCTCAATCCATCCATAAGTATCGTAAGCTTCTTTTGCTATAAGGTATGGGCTTCCGTTGTTTACAGATTCGATAGTAATTCGGAGGTCTTGTTCAAGCTCCTGTTCTGGAGTAAGACTTCCTTCGTCTGGCATTCCTTCAGCCTCGTTTTTAGTAGCACCTAAAGGTACCAATACAGTACAAAGCTGAGACACCTCAAAATTTGTAGTGTGGTCAAGAAGGTTCTTACCGAATATTATTTCCTGTTCACAAAACGGTAATTCATCTTCAGACTGTAAATAGTCTAAGTAACGAATTCCACTCTGTTTACGAACACGAAGAATGCCACCATATACCTCTATGAGTTTTCCTATAGTATCCCATGTGGTTTCAAATCCAAAGGCTCTAGCAGTATATGCAAAGTTTGGATCATCAACAGTAACAACTCCTAGAGTAAAATGTTTATAGTCCGGGGTTTTATTGTTATGTATTGTTATCACATATGACAGGTATTCTCGAACAGAATTGAAATGGCGAACTGTATTTTGCTGAGTTGTGTCAAACAAATATGCCAATTCTCCTTCACAATATACGCTTTTCTGTTTATAAAAGTCTGTATCTATACCGGTAACGCGTCCTTCGAAAATATCATCTTCAACACCGTCTTGATATATTTTCACTATTGTATTCATTGGTTCTATCGTGTCATACTGCGGATTGTCTTCCGTTATAGTAAACGAAAATGATCCAGGGGCATTAACTTCCAATTCCAAAGTTGGAGATATTACTTTATGCTCTATTAAAGGTGACTTATCGCTATATAGTAGAGAATCTCCTCTGAATCCAAAGTTGTCACCGTCTGCCATTTTGAATTCATTTCCATCTGAAGTACAAAAGTTCATAAAACCAGTATTAGATATGACTTTAAACATTATTACAGCCTCCCTTGCGTAAAGTCTATTCTTATAGTACCTCTTCCTTTTACCTGAAATCCCACATTAACATCTTCTGAAAAAGCGCCTATTGTAAAATCTGGATCCCTATAGGTTCCTGTTGGTAAGGGTCCTTTTTCAATAAATGTATTATAATCGGAATTCCAGTATCTTATATAAAGACCATTGTCTGAGCTTATAGCAATCACCATTGGTGCTGGCATTTCCATAAGATAATCCTTAATATCCGGTATAACATCAATATATGACTCACTATCAACCTGAACGGTTTGGAATACTTCGGGGTATATCTCTCCGACTGACAGTGGTAATTTCTTATAGGGCTCAAGATCGTAACCTATTGAAATGTTATTAATGGGTCCGTCTTGTGTCATAGATACAGTAAACGTTCCGGTATATACATATAAAGGATCATCTGTTAATACCATTTTTCTTTTTTTACCATGTAAGAAATTTACAACTTTTGAGTAGGTTTGCACCCAGTTTTCATAACCAGGCGCTACTACAAACTCAAAGGAGCCATTTCGGTTCTGATAAGTCGGATATCCAGTCAAAATATTAGACAAATCAATTGAACCGTCAGCTCCAACAATATCGACAACATTTGTTTTCTGCGCTGGAGGCTCTGGTATAGGCAGAGCAGTTGGTGCTAAATGAAAATCAGACCATGTATTAAGTCCATCAAATTCTATAGCATGATCTCCAGTGTAGTATATTGAATGACCATCATACATTATTTTCTCCTCCTAACTGCTCTATTTCCTAAAGCTTCGTCCATTGGACCAACAAGCTGGCCAACAAGAGCCTTACCATCAAGATAAACTTTGAGATTTGACATTTCTTCGCTAAGAGAATCGACTGACTCTGTAACAGATGAAATTGCCTTTCTTACATAAGAATCGTCATATTTAGTATTTTCATAAGCATTTCTATTTTGATTTAAACTTCCTTCTATTGAACTGAGCTGTTTTGTAATATCAGACGTATATCTGTCCATTATTCCTTTAGTTGTAGATCTTGCATTAGAATTCGATAGCGGTGTTACAACAGAACGACCATTTCTAGAAGACAGAAGCTCAGGACCAGCCTCACCAACAATTACGTTGTTAGGGTTGTATGTTCCACCTTTTGCAAATAAATGGAACTTTTTACCAGTCTCCCATAGATACCCAAGTGGATTTACTCGAGACTGAATCGCATCCCATGATGCTTCTTTAATTGTGTTCCAAACTTTCTTTGCACCAGATCCAGCACCTTCTTCATCAAGATCAACACCATCAAGATCAACACCTGGTATTTTGTTAAGCAGGTCTATTGTTCTGTTTATTAACTGTTCAAGGGATTTTACAATTTTGCTAACAGAACTCTCTACAACCTCACCTATTTTATTTGTTATTTTTTCCATTAACGGATCTATGATTTCTTCTTTAATTAAACCATATATACGCTCAAGCATAGTTCCCATTGCTTTTATAACGGCTTTAACAAATCTGAATAATGAATCAGCCGCTCTTTTTACTCTCTTTTCATCTTCAAGCATGGTTGCTAAATTGTCTATAAAATCAATAATTGTATCTGCTATCGCTCCGAGGCTTTTTGGTGATGTAAGCCCTTCGATGAAAGCGCAAATAACAACTACTAGATTTTCGGCAATTCTTTTTATTCCAGCTTGATTCTTTGCTAGTGAATCCAATGTATTATCAATCAATCCTATAACAGATGTAACAATATCGTCAACACCATTAGCTATACCGTCTATGATACTTGTAACTATACCTATTGTTTTTTCAATCCATTCCTCTATATTTTTGCCTAACTCATCAAGAACCATTGAAATTGTTGCAAATATAGCAGATACAATAGCAGGACCTGATGCTATTAAAGCGCCAATAGCTCCGCCTATTATATTTTCGACAAATAACAATAAGAATGAACCAAAGGCCGCCATGTTGTTCATAAGGTTGTCTGATATCTTCATTTCATTTAGCATTTTGAAAGTTTTTACAAGTATAAGTATGCATACAGCCAGCAACAGCATAGCTCCGCCAAAAGATATAAATAGTTTTGAGACATTATTAACGCCCTGACCAAGACCAGGTTTAGATAATGTTTTAGCCAAAAGACCTAAAGATAAACTAATAATGACTATGGCTATTGCTATTGCTATTACTCCAACAATAGCACCAACTTGTTTACTTGTACTTAACTTGCCAAGACTTATCATAATTAAGCCAAGAACGCCAACTAGTGCTATTATAGAGACAAGCACGCCCATTAGCTCATCAACATGTGCATCATATAATATTTTGTTGAGTAAGAATACGAATAAAAGTAAAATGCCAAGTGATCCACCGATAACAGCAGCCGCTTTACCTACATCACCCCAACCTATTTCAGTCAGCTTGATAGTTATCATGTTCATTATGATTATTGCAGCTACTATAGACCATAGCATTCCGATATCAGCAAGATCAAAGTTTCCTCCATATTTAGAAATGGCTATCATAGCAGCCGATAATATAGCTACCATTGTAAGAACACCAAATAAACCTTGGAGGAGTTCAGTAAACTTCATACCAGCCATTATATTTAATGGTATCATTAACAATGTAAGAGAAAATGATAAAGCTAACAAAGTACTTGCGACACCATCTAGATTACCAGATCTTCCATACTTTTGTATTGCTTGCATTGATTTTGATAATACAGCCATTAATGCTATTATACCAAATAAACCTTGCATGAGCTCCCAAAACTTCATTTTTGCTATACTCTTTAATGGTATCAAAAGTAATATCATTGCAGCGGCCATTGCTATAATGGTTTTTGCTGCGCCTTCAACAGTACCTCTAGCTGATGTTACTCTAGCCAAATTATCTGTTAAGACTTCAAGTACGATGCCCATATACATTAAGCCAAATATAACTTCTCCAGCATCAGCTTTTCCTAGAACGAGCAACGCTTTTGTCAATAAGAATACGCCAACACCAAGACTAGCTAGAACTCCAGCCGCTCCAGCTAATTGAGAGGCCTTCATTTTATCCAAAACAAGCATTAATTCGGCCATTATGGCAGTAAAAGCAAGAAGTCCCTTTTTAAGTTCTTCTGTATCCATTTTAGATAAAGCCCAAACAGCAGCAACCATAACTCCTATCGCCAGTGCTATCTGAAATAAAGCAGAAGCAAGTAATTTAAGAGTCATTACTTTCAATCTGGCAGTCATAGCTTTTGCAGATCCGGTAAATGCATCAAGCATGTTCTTTGTAGCACTACCGACACCAACAAAATCTCCGAACAGTTTTCTTAAGTTGTGTATAATACCTATTAATTCTCCTAAAAGAATTAAAGCACCGCCGTCTTTCAAGAAGTTTATAAAGTTTTCAAATGTTAATTCTCCACCTACAAGATCTTCAAGCTTTGACTTTATGAAATCTACAACTGGAGCTAAAACAGCGCCTATTACCTGAAGTCCTGTTTTCAGTTTATCCCATGCTGCAATAAAGAAGTCAATTACCTTATGTAATGGTCCAGATTCCTGAGTAAAGAAACTTAATGCATTTTTTACATTTGCAGTAAATGTCTCTATTCCTGTAACAGGGATAAAGCCAAAGGATTCGATCTTATCGGTTATAGATACAACAAACCCAGATATAGCTTCTGAAGCCGATGCGAATACTCCTACCACTGAATCCAACGAGAATTCAACTGTATCTAACCCTAAAAGATTTGCTATCAGCTCAGCAACTATTGCTATCAACGCTGACATTATTGCTATTATAGTATGAATTATAGCGCCTATTGTTGTGCCTATTGATACAAATATCCGTTCTAAGGCATCGCTTGATGTTAGTAATTCTCCAATCGAATATAAAACATCGCCTATTGCAGCGGTAATCGTCCAGAAAGTTCCACTAGACTTTTCTCCGCCACTTACTATAGCACTGAATAAAGCACCGAGTCCTTTAGTGACAGCTTTTATGATACTTACTCCTATTTTGATTATAGAAAACAATCCTCTGAAAGTTCTTGTTATCTCATTAGCAGTTTTATCAGATATTATTAATTTTTCAGTAAATTTCATGAATGCTTCAGACATTTTGACGAGACGATTTCCGTCTTTTTTAGGAAATACTTCTTCCCATGCAGTCTTTATAGCACCAACAAATTTTCCAATAGCAGTTGCAAGATTAGAAAATCCCTGCAGCGCCATTTCACGACCAGTCATGCCTTCTACTTGTATAGTGTTTGCTTTTTCTTCGGCTTTAGCTAAGTCTTCCCAAGACTTAATATTGCCAGATAATATACCATCTATAGCCGTTTGAATCTCGGCGTAATCATAACCGGCTTTTGTGAGTGCTACTATTCTAGCTTCACCATTACCGAAATCACCGAGAACGCCACGATTTGCTACATCAAACAATTCCTGATATTTTTTCTTAGCCTCTTCTGTTAATTCAATCGTCTGCTCACTTTCTGTCTTTCCTGTAGCCCAGAATTTTAGCATTTCGTTTCTTGCGTCATTTGAGGGCTTAAATATGCCTTCAATTACGTCTTTAAACTTAGTCCACATTTCAGTGGCGTCTTCGAAATCGCCAACAATATACTGCCATGACTGAGCCCAACTAGAGCCTAAACCTTCAACTATAGCGTCCATTGCCTGGTGGAAGGTATTTACTCTTGTTGCGGCTTCTGTTGCTTTCTGACCTATAACAGTAGTTGTATCTGTATAGTTATTAAGCGTTTTTACCAGTACATCAGTAGTCAACCACTGGTGAGACAATGATTCATTAAACATACTAGTTGCATCGAAAGCTGTTGAAACACGTCCAGTTAAATCGGTTGTTGTCGAGATATATTTATCTCCTTCTTTTCGAATTGTACCGAATTCTAGAGCAGTTTTTAACAATTCATTCTTGAATTCAACAGTAGCCATATTGGCATTTTCTATAGACTTCCAATCTATAAGCTTTACAGAACCCTGTGATAATGCCTGTGCAAAATTGTACATTGCTCTTGATGCTTCCTGAGTATTAGCACCAGATACAGCTGCAACATTAGCAACACCTTTGATAGCATTTACTGCATCTCCAAGCTCAACGCCAGCGTTTGTAAACTTACCGATGTTCTGTGTCATATCACTGAATGAATATATAGTATCATCCGCATATTTATTAAGATCTTCAAGATACCCGTTTATTTCTTCAATTGGTCTTCCAGTAGATGCAGCAATTGTTTTTATAGCACCGATTTGAAGCTCATATTCTCCAAAACCAGTTTTAGCATTTCCAAGACTTGAAAACTTATCAAGCGTGTTTTTTACAAAGCCTTCAACCGAATTAGTCATGTTTCTTATTGTTTGATCCATGACCGTGCCCATTACTGGTATTTTTATTATTGTTTTTTCTATTCCGGTTGTTAGATTATCAAACGATAAATTCTTTATACTAGCTCCAACCTGATCGATTCCAGTTGTTACGTTTGAAAACTTTAAGGAAGCCTTTAATTCTTCAAGACTACTTAAGGTATTCCGTACACCGCTTTCAAAACCTTTATTGTCAAATTGCATTCGGACAATTTTATCATCATATTCAACGGACATGTCCGGTTACCTCCTTCCAAACATCTCTTGATAACTTGTCAAATATTGGCTTTATAGCCTCACCTATAAAAGGACGTCCTTCTATATAGGTTCCATTTTGATTTGCATGACCATACTCTATTAAAAGCACAATCGGTATGGTTTTTGGAATATTACTATTCCTCCAGGTAATGCTAACGCCTTTTTTGGTTACAGATATATCATAATACCAAGACGCTGCTGTTTTACCAGTATCTTTTGGAGTGGCCGCCGATAAAGCTCGAACACCCTCTTGTCCGTATCTGTCAAGAATGCTTCTTAGATCACTCTTAGAATTATTCTTCAGAAACGCCTCTATGTGTTTAAAATCACCTTCTTGTGTGAACTTTATCGGCATAAAACCACCACCTTTGTGAATAGAGAATGAAGATAGCTTAAATTTTTCTAAGCAGACTTGCGTCTATGAATCCTACAGACTTACCGTAAGCTATAAGAAGCCATACCGACTTATTTATAACTTCGTAATATCCATAACACTTTACTTTTGTTTTTGTGCTTATTGTAGTAAGTACTGCCGCATTGGACATATTTCCAGGAACAAGTCTGATGTTACATTTTTCCGGTATTACAGAATATGTACCAGCATACTTTGATGGATTATAGCTATGTGCCGCTGCAAGCTTTGTCGATTTTACTGATGAGTTGTCTTTCTTGTTCATTTCATCAATAATTTCGTCTATCCTTTTCTGGACCTCATCATACTTATAGCCAGCAGCATTAAGCTTAGTTTTTCTTACAGCACCATTACCCCAGTCGCCATGTATGCATTCTTTTGCTATTTCATCAATAGACTTCTTTGCTTCAGGCTTTACGAGTCTGGAATCGACTTCCTTCTGTACCGCAGCATAATCATATCCGGCGTCAGTAAGTCTCTTCTTTCGATCAGGATTATTACCCCAATCTCCATGAATTACTTCCTCTGCAAGCTGATCTATTGTCTTCTTAGGAGTTTCCATTTTGATTTCTTTTGCAGACTCCTCAGATCCAGCACTAGCCTTAAGTCGTCTTGTAACCTCTGCTGCGATTTTTGGCATTCTTGCCTTAAGATACGGTCCAGGGCAAGCTGTTGCAGCAAACATATCATGTGTCGTAAGTGAACCGTTTTTATCGCCGGTCCATACAAGTTCGGTCATTCCGTTTCGCTTACATACGTCAACGCAAAGGTCTATAAGCTTATTATAAACCTTATCGGAAACAGGCCATTCACCGCCTACCTCAGAATTTGACACTTCAATTGTTACAGCTCGATTGTCATTCCAAGATGAGGATGAACACCATGAGCGGGATCCTTCTGGACACCACTGAGTTACAACAGCATCTTTATCTATAAGATAGTTACATGACTCTTCTCTCTCTTTTGCGATAGCAGCATACGATTCAGGAGTAGCTATTCCAGCATAATGATGAATGGTTACTTTTGAAATCGGCTGGTTTCTTGGGGAATTTTTATAAGGAAGATCATATTCCTTTATAGCAAGTTTAGAATCCATTGTTATACCTCCTTATCGGGGTTTTCTTCTTGCTTTGTTCATGGCACGATAACGATCGAGAGTTTGAGACTTTGGAACCTTTTTCTTCGGAGTTTGCTCTATGGCTATAATCTCAAGAAGATTCAGTAAACGTCTAATGTTCCATTTATCTGCTGAAAACGGTACTCTAGACATAGCCATATAAGCATATATTAACTCGCTAGTTGTGAATCTCTTACCAGCGTCGTTTTTGTCTTTACCATGTTTTATTATTGTCGCTGATGGGTAATCTTCAATATACTCCTGAATTTCTTTAGCGGAGTCTACGGTTAGCATTGAAACCCAATCCTCTGGTATTTCGGATTTGTTTAATAGCATACAATCTATATAATAAACAAATTCGTCATATGTAAACTCTTTTTGCTCAAGATATGGTTTTTTATACTTAGACTCCCATTTTGAAATTGAATCGAGCGAGTGCTCTATTTTTAAAGTAAATCCAGGACAAACGATAACGTCAAAATTATCAGTTACGTTTTTATACGGTGGAATTACTATTTCTTTCATAGTTTATTTCGCCGCTTCTGTAGCATAGTCTTCGAGTTTAGGCGCAGTTCTCTTCTTTTCAACGCCCATGCCAACCTTATTAAAGAAATCTGCAGCATAATTAACATCTTCAAAGAATTTTTCTATCAGCTGAGAGAACATTGGCGTTTCTGAGAATGCCTTTGAAAGAGCTGGTGATTTCTCGAAGCGACGGCCATCTGCGGATATCTCTCCGTAAGACTTAAGTATTACATCTCTGAACACAGGCATAAGTTCTTCTGTGTTATTTGTAGAAGCACACTTCTTCATCCATTCGATAAGACCTCCGTTTTTTGAAGCCTCAAGAGAAATTATTTCTTCTGAAGAAAAATGGAAAGATGCTTCTTCTGTTCTTTCTGTACCAAGAAAGTCAACATATGTAAAAGGGATTGTGATCATAAAAATTACCTCCTATTTCGATACGTAAAATATAAATCGGGCCAGCCGAACTGAATACCCGATTTCGCGCTTATTGTCGTTTATTACTGACGCTCTACGATTTCCTTGATGTCAGCAGGGTAAAGAACGTGTGGCTTAATCTCTGTTATACTCTGAGATTCGTCAGCATCTCTTCCCCAGAGAGCTTCCTCGATCTCCTTGAGCTTAGCCTCGGGAACATCTGATGCCTTGATGACACATCTTGATGTCGGCTCATAACCAGGAACTTCTACAGGAATAGTAGAGCATTCCCAGCTCATTGTACCGGGCTCTGGTGACTCATTGATTGTTTCGGCGGTTTCCTCTGTAGGTGATGCGGTTGCATTGTAGAAAATATGAATCTCATAGTCATCGTGCATGCCGCCATCCTGTTCGCCGATCCATCTGCGATATGCAAAACAGAACGGAACTCTTCTCTGCTGAGAGATCTTAACGCCAGTACAAATTTCAGCCTGGCCATCACACTGATCGAACTCCTTTGGAGACTGATATCCCTCAAGAGAGAAGCCGAATTCCTCAAGACCTCTTACTGAGAGGTAGAGTTTGTTGTTTGCATAATACTTACTTTCATCTGCGCCGGAAGGACTCTCAGTAACAGTTGTAAGACCATTCCAAGCAACGCCTTCGGCCCATGTCTTTGTAGTAACATCCATTGGGAACAGCACAGGCTTATCCTCGCCTATTCTGTACTTATGTTCACCAACAGGATCCCATTTAAGCAGTGACATACTTATTCCTCCTTAATAATTTAATAGTAAAGTCTATACCGATAATGGTATAAGTTGTTGATAACCATTACATTCTGAAAACTTATCATCTCGAATTCTTTTAGAATATCATCGACAAGTTTAGAATCTGGTTCTCTTGTTATATACACAACCTCATATCCTTGAGTATATGTGTATAATGAATTATTTGATTTTGTCTGTCTAATATCCGACAACTTATATCGAATACAAGGATACGACATCTTCAAATCCTCTGGAGGCTGAAAGTATACGTTATCGCTTCCGATCAGCCTTTTGAATATTGGATCCAACTCAGGGCGTCGGTTCATCTCCTGTATACACTCCTCCTATTGTCATTTCGAGTCTTGGCGGGTTTATCTGTATGTTTCTAACATTCCAAAATTCACCCGCGAACTCGATTGCAAAAATAGAGCGATAATTATGAGATAAAAAAGCATCAGCAACAATAGATATGGTATTTGACATATCTACGTTATCATTGATACCGGCATCCGAATTAGTCCATTTAGACATCATTCTAGGAACATTGCCTTTGTATTTTTTCCATACTACAGTCGGGACGTATATGGTCGATCCGGGTTCCCGTGGTGCCGTGATTTTAAAACCGATCCTTCCACTATATCTCATAATATCACTCCCATTTTGATTTAATCGCCGATCTTTAGTTATCAGCCAGCAGCTCTCTGCGTCTCAAGAACGATTGCAGAATAAGGCTTGATAAGAGCACCAGACATTCTGCCCTCCATGAGATAAATCATCTTATTGAAGTTTATATCGAAGTCATCGAAGAAGCTGAGAGAACCGCCCTTATCGCTGCCAAACACATAGTCTGAAAGATCGAGTGTGATAGCATGTACATCATATACAACGTCAGCACTTCCTTCAACCTTCTTTGTACGTGTAAGGTTCTTCATGTAAGGACAAGGTACGATCTTGCCAACACCAGCCGCAACTGCAATCTCTGTAGGGCTATTATACTTTCTGTTTCCGATATCGTCCTTGAGAACCATCATCTGACGATACATTGTAGGATCGATGAACATAACAGTGTTACCTGTACCTCTGTAGTCCTCGAAGGAAAGGATGGACTCGTCGAGAAGGATGTCAGCCTTATCAGCAGCAGAAGCGCCGTCAGCGAAAGTTACCTCGTACTTGATTGTGAAGAGATCAGCGTCTGTGAGAACAGGACGAATCTTGTCTTCCTTGATCTTATGCTTAGCGTTAGCAGTTCTGCCGTCACCCATGAGCATTGCTCTTGCAACTTCCTCATCGTACTTGATACGCATCTCTTCCTTAAGGAATGCGATTACATCGATTGTAGTAGCATCGATAACATCATCACGATCGAGACGGTTCTCCTTGTATACTGTAGCCGGATATGTCTCTCTTGTGAGCAGCTCGAATACTTCGTCATCCTTCTGATCGCCCTTTGTGTAACCCTTAGCTCTTGCCTCTTCAGCAGTGATGTCTGCAAACAGAGACTTGATTCTTGCGAAAGGTCTGTGAGATGTCTTTGTAAGAATCTCGTTTACCCACTCTGTTCTGCGGTTAATGAACTCAGGCTTGTCGCTGATTGCCTTTGCATCGGGGAAAAGCAGATCAATATTCTTGATTCCGTATGTCTGTGCTGCAGGCTCATCACCGTCTGCATGCTGCAGAGAACCGCCCATGTTAACGGCTTCCATTGTGTTCTTCAGCTCATCAAGGATTCCGGCATGTTCAAGAGCCTTGCTCTCAGGGATTGCATGCTCAAGATAGCTTCTGAAAGAAGAAACGCCTGTATCACAAGCCTTCTTAAGAGCGTTCAGAGCGAAATTGTTTACCACAGCGGACTGCTGAAGAGCAGAATGCTCAAGGTTTGCAGTAGCCTGTGATTCAAATACATTATTCTTCATAGTAGGATCCTCCTCCTCATTTTCATTTATAGCAGACTGCTGTGCAGTTCCACCTTCTGTTGTGTTGCCTTTTTCTGCATCGAGTATCTCACCGAATACATACATAAGAGTCTCCTGCTCTTCTTCGGTAAGCTTTGCCATAGCTGCATTGTAGATCTCTTTGATTGTCTTATTATCTTCAGAAGTCATTTTCTCAGAACCAGATGAGTTATCATCAGCATGATCAAACGATCCGCCGAATACCTCTTCGAGTCTTTCTCCTGAGAATACGATTGCCTCGCCATCATCTGCGTCTCCGTGAGCCATTGATACCTGCTCAATGTGTGCGCCTGGATTTGCTCCTGCAATAACAAGACTTACTTCCTTGATGTTTCCTCTCTTTACATTGAGGCCTCTTTCACAGAGATCTGTTGCAAAGATAGAATACGAATCAATATCGCCGTGCTCAACGCAGGCTTTCATATGCTGTCCTGATTTTGTACTGTTGAAAAGTGTAAAACCTCTTACTCCATCAGGGTACTCCTTAAGAAGAACCTTTCCGATAAGAGCGTCAGGGCTCTTTCTCTGATGCTGATACACGAGCGGAACAACCGCACCGTCCATATGTGAGAATGAGCCACGTTCGATGACACGACCATCAGTGCATTCTACACCATACTTGGTTACGAGTCCAGCGCAGTCATAATTCTTGAAGTCTTCAACTCCCATTTTGATTTACCTCCTTCTGTTAATTAAGAAGAGCAAGCAGAGCAGTAAGCTTCTCCTCGTCAAGCTCTGTTTCACCGATAGTTATCTTATCAGTTACTGTAATCGCCTTGGCTACTGAACCTTCGCCAAGCTTAGCAATAGCATCTCCGATAGAACGAGAACTATTCTTTGTGCCGGAGAGCTTATCAATGTTTTCTTTGCTTTTTCCCATTAGTTATTACCTCCTTATTTTAGTCATTATACGTATTTTAGATACTTATCTTCTTTTCTAGCCTGCTTTACAGAACGTCTTATTTCTCTGATACTTCTAGGATCGTAGCCTAATTCATGAATTGTTTTATTACCATTTTCGCCAAAGTATCTATTGACTGCGTTCTGAGCCCGTCGTATTCGTGCATCAGATGAGGCTTTACTTACTTTGCTCATAGATATCGGAAGAACAGCAGCGTATCCTAGTAAACCGATGCCAACAAGGTCCTTTCCAGTAAATCTAGAGCGATCTTTCCTATGAATATATCTGTCTTCTAACTTTTCTTTATCAGACATTTTAGAATAGATCTTTTTGTCTTTTTCTAGAAACTTAGAAGCCTTCTTGAGATTAGCCTCTTTTTCAGATCCTACTTTAGCTTTTGTAAGCTTTTTGTTTACCTTAGCCATCTTTTTGGCTCTTGTATCTTCAACATATTTATCCCATGATTTAAGACGTTTTCTGCCTTTCTCAGTAAGAGATCCGTCTGCATTTTGATACCTACGAACACCCCATTTCATACCTATAACACCATGATGCTCAAGGTAGTTTTTGAGGACCTTTTGCTCTGATGAATAGCCATTCCATTCCACAATATCACCTTCTTACATTTGAGTCATCAAGGC